ATACTATATTTAGTTATGTTTTAAACAAGGAGGCAGTTATGGCTAAAAAACGTCAACGTAAACAGCAAACATCTAAAGGCATTACTCACCAGAATCCCAATCGTTTTGGAAACCGAATTCGTAAATCTATGCTTATTGACTATAGGGGGTCAGACTTAGAAAGCGCGAATAAGGTTAATGCTTGGCGTGCTGGTAAAAATGTTATGCTTACCATCCAAAATCCCGATAAAAAGAATACTAAAGAACGCACGATTCGTATACCCGCAGTTGATGTCTGGGGCTTTCCTCGTCAAGCAAATTTGCGTATGCGATAATGACTGAGTTTAGTGACGGAATATTTAACGTTATCAAACATAGTAGTGCTGCTCTTGCTGTAATATACACTCTAGGTCATATATTTATTGCAATGACTGTTGTAAGCCTTATGACTGGAGCAAGTATATGGGAAGCAGGAGCAGTTGCGCTTGTAGAACCTGCAATCAACGGTGGTTGGTTTTATATACTTCATAAAACTTGGACTAATTTTAAATAATGGAAATTTTATGGGCAGTTTATTTAGAAGTTTGTTTAAGCTCTTCTTGTATTTTACAAGAAGTTCAAAGATTTGATCCCCCACAAGCAGAAACCAAGTGTGTTGAAATGTTAGAAGCCTATGTCAAAGTCCCCTCTGATGGAGAGTGGGATTCAATAGAGTGGGTTTGTAAACCACTACATAGTGAGGGAGTGTAATGCCTGAGGGACCAGAGTGTACTAGAACTTGTCGTCAGCTTGATCGCGCTACTCGTGGTAAGTCTTTAGTAAATATAAACTTTATATCAGGAAGATATGTAAAAAATTTACCCACGGGTTTTGCAGATTTTTATATAGCTTTAGAAGAAAATCATCTTCCTGTCAAAGGTGTGTTTAATAAAGGTAAATTTATTTGGTGGGAATTTGGTGATATGTTTCCAATTTGTTACATGTATACTACCCTAGGAATGACAGGCAACTTTAAACTAAAACCTTCTAAATATACACGATTTGCTTTATACTTTGATGATGACTCTTCTATCTACTATAACGATATGCGCAATTTTGGGACTACTAAGTTTGTTCATAAAGAAAGTGATCTACAAACAAAACTTAGATCAATCGGACCTGATATGCTTAATAATCCTTGTACTCTTGACGAGTTTAATACCCGCGCACGAAGTAATCCCACTTACTCGGTAGTAAAGTGGTTAATGGATCAGAAAAAGATTTCTGGTGTAGGTAATATTTATAAATCAGAATCATTATTCTTAGCAGGTATTGCTCCTCATAGAACTATGGGATCTTTAGGTGGAGAAGAACTTGAAAAACTTTATTATGCAGTTTGTAAAGTACTTTCAGCATCGTATGAGACCGGAGGCGCAACTATTCGTAATTATTCTGATCTATATAATAATCATGGGAAGTATACTCGTTTTGCATCAAACCCTACTGAGATAGTAGAAGCAAGAGGTGGTCATGTAATGGTTTATAATCAAAAACAGGATATTTACGGAAATTCAGTAGAGAGGATCAAGCTTGATGATGGAAGAACAACTTTTTGGTCTCCGGCGGTGCAGTTTTGAGTGAGGAATCTAAACTAATTTTAATTTCAGATTTCATTGAACAAAAAATACGTAAAGAACAAGAACTTGAATTTTACCTCAGAGAACTTGCAGAGTTAAACCGTAAGATTGGATTCTTACGACAAGAAGTTGATTTAACAAACACTATTATCAACATGATCAAAGCAGAACAAGTTCATGATGTTAAAGAGCGCATGGTTGAAAGACTAGATAATCAAATTATAAGAGGTAATGATGACTTGGGCTAACTATAATCCTATCCAAGCTATGTTGAAACAATATCATGAAGTATCAAATGAAGATGATGTATTGATTCCTACTACTGACGACGTAGCCTGGACTCATTTTGTAGAGCAGCGTTGGGTATATGATAAGATGCGGATTTGTGCGTCTCAAAATATTCCTCATGGACCAATAGGCACAACTCCTACTGAGTATCCAATTTGTGTAAAGCCTATCTATAATCTATTTGGAGGCTCTATAAAGTCTCATGTTTGCCATAATGAAGAACAATACAGAAAAATTATTGATCCCAGCCTATTTTGGTCTCCCTATCACATGGGAGATCACTATTCTGTTGATCTTATTATGTGTAATGGTAGCGTTGTAGAGAGGTTTGTATTTTGTGGAGAAAAACTTCAACACGGAGCTTTTGATTACTGGTACTTAATTAATGATGATTTATATAATCATGCTATAGATGATGCAGTAAGAATTGCTTGGAGTTGGGCAGAAAATCATTTATGTGACTATACAGGCTGCGTAAATATTGAAATAATTGGTACTAGTATTATAGAAGTTCAACTTAGAATGGGAGATATTGATCGTTTAGGTTGTGCTTCTTTGATGGAATCTATCCACAACCTCTACGCAACTAACAATTGGACGTGGAAACAACCCGCAAACTTTCCAGAACATTTTTATATAGCTGCTTTATTTGGTCAACCTAACGTCAACTTTTCAATCAACTATAATGTTATAGATGAAATTTGTGATAAGCTTACTTATTGGCAAATAGACAACCCAGAAGAATATTTTGCAAACCCTTATCACGGAAATAGATTAGCTGTATTCTGTGGAGAAAATTGGTCTGAAGTTGTTAAAGCTAGAAACCTTACCATCGCACTTTTTTCTCCAGATATTGATGGGCGTTATGTTGATTGTTTAGTAGGTTTTAGAGAATTAAGGTATTAGTATCTGTTGCTTAACCCTTTGTTTTTTGTTATTATATAAAAAATAAGGAGATTAAAATGAAATGGATAATCGTAATTTTTGTAAATTTTCTTCCTGTCACTGGTCAGTGGGAGATGTATGATTATAGTGATAACCCCTTTGACTCAGAAGTATCTTGTTTACAATTTGTTGTGCAAAATAAACAATTTTTAATAGACGAAGCTAATACAGCATATCGCCGCAACGATAAAGATTACGAAATTGGTTGTCCTACTTTAGAAATGTTCAATGATAATGTAATGCCCGAAGAGATTGCTACATGAATAAAGCTCAAAAATTACAGTACCATGAGCGTTGGTTAATGAAGCACGGTGTTCATCCCTCTCAAATCAAAACTAAAAATAAATCTCATATTAAAATGCCTTGTTATAAATCTGATGTCGAGACTATTCCTACATCTGACAGAGTAGGTAATGGTTTTGTCAAGAGTAAGCATAAGTACTCTGGATCAGGTGTTCATGTTGGGCAGGCATATAATAAAGGCAACTTAGTAGTACTTTCAACCAGCGAAGCAAACGACGCTGCAACAGGGAAAAGACGATGAAACGATTTACACAACAAGAACAAGCAGTTTATACTAAACATGCAAACGACTACATTCGCACTGTAAACACTTGGTGTCAGGATAATATTTATCGCAAGTTTAATCTTGCTCATATCAATCTTGATTGGAGTCCTAGCCGTTCTTGCTCTCGTGGTGGTATGTATGCCGACGGTCCTGGAATCAACATTGCTATGTATCGTTGTTGTAAAAACGATAACGGTGAAGTTCAACGTGTCTTTGAATATAAAAGCTTTGATCTAGATCCCTTAATTGGTGGTATTTATACTAGAACTAAGTTTCATAACTTAGAACTAACCCTACTTCATGAGATAGGACATGCTCTGCAATACTATTCATATAGAGTCAATGGTTTTCGTTGTAAGCCTCATGGTACAGTTTGGAAAAACTTTTATCGTAGATTACGAGAAGAATTTTTAAACCCACAGCTTGAGAATCAGGTTGAACTTAAACTTCATTATGATAAAATTATAGAACAGATCGAAACTGGTAAGTTTAATCTAATCACAGATGACCAGTTATCACATCTATTTGGAAGGGCAGCTTCTAATTAACACTTATTGTGATAGACCGTGGACTGAATTGCATATCGAGGAGGACGGAAGCGTTACTCCTTGTTGTGTTATGCCTTCAAATCGCTTTCCTATGGGAAATAGTCTAAAAGAGTATATTACAGGAGAAGAGTTAAAAGAGCTTAAAGCTAGTTTACAAGCAGGCATTCAGCATAAAAATTGTGAATGGTGTTGGAAAAATGAAAAGTCTGGTCTTAAAACTCATAGGATAAAAACTAAAAGACCTGAAGGTATAAGTTCAGTACACCTCAGATTGAGTAATGTATGTAATTTTAAATGTCGTATGTGTAACCCTTCCTTTTCTTCTACTTGGGCACAAGAAAATAAAAAACATAAGTGGTATGTACATTTAGATAATC